GCCGACCTTGCCCAGCGGGTGTTTCGTAGCGTTTAGATCAATGGCTGTTCCCGATGCGTGATTGCTCAGCTTGTCAGTTGAGCCACGTACCATGCGGAACGCATAACCCCAATCATCCAGCGCGCCTTCATCAATGGGTTCAATCAACTGATGAAATTCTTTACAGAATCCAGCAATCAATGGCGCGACTGTTTTCGCGCATCGCACCTTGACCTTTGTTCCCTCGATTGGAACGCTAATGATATGGATTTCGGCTGCATCTTTTGATGCTGGCCATCCGTTATGGCTTTGGAACATCTGGCAATGTAATCAATCTTGGATCAGAATTGCTTGCTGGTAAATCCCGAAGAGATTGACGATACGTTGCCCATTTTGCTTGATCAACTGGAGCATCAAGTATTTGAGTCCAATCTGATGATTTCAATTCGGTATCACGCCAGTGACGCAATCTCGCCAAATAGATTTCATCGGAAACATCATCGTCGTTGCCCATATTAGAAATAAACTTTGCCATTATGCCACCTCATAAGCGATTGTAAGAGCGCATTGGTAATTATTGACCAAAACTGTTGTGTTGTCATATTTTCTAATTTGAAACTGATTGCTTCCCATTGCTGAATAAAGCATTGTTCCGACAACAGCAATCTCTCGACCTACGCCGCTACCTGTGTCATTAAATGAATTAAATGGCGCTGTAATGTTGAGTGCGCCTGAACCAGTACCTTTGTTGGTAATCGTAATGTGAATTTGAGTTACACATAATTTGCCGACTCTTACGTAGGCAGAACGATTCACTGTATAAGAAGTAATTGATCCGGCTTCTGCGGTTACAGTTGGAGTATATGATGTCCAAGCTCCGCTATTCCATTGATTGCCAGTGCTTGCTGATGCTAGTGCTTGAAGAAATCCATAATCTGCACCAATAGCCAAACGAGCGTCCGCCGTTGAATAAGTAAATAGATCGCCCTTAGTTGTTAACGGAGACGACGAAGGAACGGCCGCCCATTTGATACCCGTTGCAGCAGTTGAATCAGCAGTGAGAACCTGATTGTTACTACCGACTCCTAATCGTGCAAATGCTCCTGAACCAGTTGCCGGAACAAGATCACCTTTTGTTGTCATAGCAGTTGCCATTGAGTTTGTGACTGTGACCGCACCCGATGTGCCACCGCCAGAAATACCAGTGCCAGCAGTAACGGCAGTGATATCACCTTGATCGTTGGCAATCCAAGTAAAGTCCATGTCGGTGTTTGATGTTTTTGAAAGAATCTGTCCTGTCGTGCCACCTTTAAGATCAGCCATCGTGGTGTCCACGCCCTGACCAAAGACAGCGAAATCAGCTGGAAGATCAGTGACCAGATCGGTACTGGTCGGCATCACCCAGCCGAAGTTTGACGTTGGATTGCTCATATTTTCTCCTTATGCCACGACTAGGGCATCTGCCCAATCGAGTGTTGGTGTGATGGTGTTCCACTTCTCTAGCACTGAGACGTCTTGCCATTTCATGGCTTGAAGGCTAAATGCCAACGGTGAAAGCAATGCCGTCACCGAAACTGAATTGTATCCTGCTCGGAATGTCCAACCCTCAACGAAACCCAGATAAGTTCCCGATGACATATTTAGTGGCAAGTCTGAAATTCGAAGCGGTAAGCCCATAAATATCTTGATGAGCGAATCACGGTCAGAATTATCAAGCTCTTGATTGGTCAATTCGAAAGTGATCTGATTGAACATCGGCTGTGGGAATGCGCGCAGTGTCAGATAGAACGCAGCTTGGTCATCGGCATCAGTGTGATTCTTCAAAGTCGTACTGATTATTTGAGCCAGTCGCCCATAAAGCCCAATAGATTCAGCGTTTTCGAATGGCGTTGTTTCGCTGGCTGAATTAGATCCATACTTCAAGGTTATTGAATTACGAACGTCTCCAGCTCTGGTGACGATTGAAATGCCGTTTGAAAGAGCTTGAGCAGCTGAAACGTCGGTGTATCCATTAGCTGCAAGATATTGACTGCGATGCGTAGCATCGGCATAGCTTATGCGTCCGTAGGAATCTTCATAGATATAACCCAGCCCGCTAGTAGCTAAAGCTGAAACGAGTGAATAAATGTCAGTTCTGTCAGCTGTACGAGCTGCAAGGTCGTAATCACCTGGCACGTCAATTTCGCCAAGTCCGACGTTCTGGGCATTCGCCCAAGTCTCTGTTGGATCATAGGTTGCCCACGTTAAAGCCGCTGGCACTTCAGACCAATTATTGAGCAATAAATCCTGCAAGATATGTAGAATCTGAGTTCCATCGTGGGCTGAAGCAAGAGTTCCATCAGTCAGAGCTTTTGGAAGTCTAGATAAAGCTCCCAGAGCAATAATTGAAATCGTCTGATTGATTCCGATGTTTCCAGTCGCACTGACCGCAATGGTGCAGTCGGTAATCGTGCCACCAAAGATTGGAACGAATGTGGCCGTTGAATCTTGCAATTCAATCGTCACTGAATCATTGATCTGAATATCGACGTTAGTCTGTTCAAGATTTATTAGCTGAAGATTGACATAGCCCGCATTGGCTTGCTCGTAGATATTGACACGGCCTGAAGTGATGGTCAGATTGGCTAAGGCGAAATTCGTATAAATCGTGCCATCAATGGTCACGCGCCAGACTGGATTCCAGAGCGTCATAGATAGACCAGATTGGCTGCACCATTCGTGCCGCGATTGGTTGAGTTATTGAGAACATCAGTGACTGCACGTGCCGCAGCTTCAGTATCAGCCACGACAGCGTTGAAGTATTGATTGACCACGGTAGCTGTTGAAAGCCCACCAGTTTGAGCCAACCGCGCAGCTGCTGCTGCGGCTCTAGCTTCATTCAATCGAGCTGTCTCAGCTTTGAGTTCATCACGGCGAATGATTGCAGCTTGCATCGCAGCAGAATAAACGCCGACATCGATGCCAGTAGCTGACGAAATAATTCCAGTCGTGCCAGTGCCTGTTCCAGTGCCTGTTCCAGTATCGAACCCACCGCCAACGCCGACCACCAAGCCTTCTGATCCTGAACCGCTGACCGTCAATGATTTAGAATTGTCTCCACCACCAAAGAATCTGGTGACTGGATTGTCTTTGATGTAATTGACGAATTCCTTCATTTTGTTTATTGTCGAAGTGATAAATCCAACGAGCTTTGAGAACCCAGTAACCAAGCCACCAACAATAGTTCCGATGGCTTCAAGTGCTAGTTTAAATGCTCCACCAAGCAATGGAGCTAGGTCGTTTTTAATAAACTTCCATAATGCATAAAGGAAGTCATAGAACGGCTGCAATTCGTCAGAGTTAGCAGCCACGGCTTTTTTAATTGTATTGAATGCAGACGATAATCCTTCAAGTATTGGCTTTACGATTGATGTGATTGCTGGGATGATTTCATCGACTAAGAAACTCCACCATTTTGTAATTATGGGCAATAGATCATCTCTGATGACTTTGAAGATTGTGGCGAATGCTGGCCCAAGTGTTTTGCCAAGTGAATCAGCGAATGCAGTGATTGCTGGAACGCCCTTATTAACAAAGCCATCGAGCAGCGGAGTTAGTGCATCCAGAACATATCCACCAACAGTCTCTTTAGCTTCATTGAATGTTTCGGAAAGACGAAGCATTTTGCCAGCGAATGTATCGGCCTTAGCAGTTGCTTGACCGCCGAAAGTAGTTGCCAGAGCAGTAGTCACATCGTCCATGCTCATGGTTTTAAGCTGAGCAGCTGATAATCCGACCCCAAGTTTTGCTAACGCCCCTGTATTGCCCTCGTAGGCTTTACCAAGGGCATTAGAGACGGCTTCTAGTGATTTACCTGAACCCGCAGCAATATCGATTGCAAGAGATTGAAGTCTTTGAGCTTCGCTGACATCTTTAGTGGCACGAACCAAGCGTTCTAGCGAAGGGCGAAGTTGTTCGTCAGAAATTCCGAATAACAGTTGATTCTTTTTAATCTGATCCTCAACAGCGGCAATCTGGTCATTGGTTGCACCAGTGACATTGCCGAGCGTTTTGGCAAGTGATGCCTGAGCAGCTTCATCGGCAATAGCTGACTTAACGCCATCAATGAGCAGTTTGCCAGCGTAAAGAGCAGCAGCAGCACCAGCTGCAGCGAATGCCAGACCAGCCTTCTTGCTGAAATCGCCAAGCTTTGAGCTGGAATTCTCAACGTCATCATTGGCAGCTTTGAGTGATTTGTTGAGATTATCGACGTCTCCAAGAATGGAGAGCTTTAGCGTTCTAGATCCAGTAGCCATTTAATCCCATTCTTTCAATATACGACTGAACGCATTTTCCCACTGGTTGATGATGTAAGGCTGTTCGGCACGCAGAGTCGGATA